TCTTCTGCGTCTACCTGCTCCTTCAAGGACTTTACTGGCACAAAAACAAGACCTGTCTTATAACTGTCTGACCCTGCTCCGTACACACCGGCAAACATCTTCCCCGCTCTCTCTTCCAGCTTCCTCACTGTCACACAACCGTTGCCACGCCTTATCTCTTCAACAAGCAGGGACACATACTCAATACTCTGCTTCTTCTCAAGCACTTTTTTCAGGTCAACTACATATCTCTTTGTCATTACTTCCTCCTCCTACTTACTTTCCAACTTTTTTACTTTCTTTACTAAATCCATAATAAAACCCTCAATCTGCTTTTGCTCTTTGCTACTAACCCTGCCACTGAACAGTGATTCTGTTCCGTACTCTATATCTACTTGCATAATGTTTTTATCAACTAACTGCGACCACTCAACCTTGAATGAATACTCTACATTCTCATTCACTTTCCTTCCAACTTTACTTCTCCTACTCTCTTTTGCCTGTCCGTAACCGTACTGCATCTTTCTAAGTCTCTCTTCCTCGTCGTCATCTTCGCCTTCTACTGGTGCTTCTGGGTCATCCCCGTTTGCAGCATTTATACCTTCGCTCACTTTTTTACTTTTCTTTCTTGATTCAAAAGGCATCTCTTCAACTTCAATGTCTTCTACTTCGAGTGGCTCAAAATCATCTTCTTCTACTTCTAACTCTATTTCATCCGACAACACTTCTTCTGTGTTCTCATCTGCAATTCCCTTCGATGCCCATATCGGTGCAGTTTCGCCTGCTTCTGCTTTCTGCTTCGCTGTTGCAAGGTCTACTCCTGCTGCTCTCCAACGTACTGCATCTAACAATGTAAATCCTGCATCAAGCCAAATCTTAAATCCTATATAATCACCCCCGTCTACAGTCGCTGCTATCCACTCATCTTTCACTATATCCAAAACAGATACATCATTCTCTACAAAAAGTAAAATCTGCCCTACATCTGCTACATAACCTAACCATGCACTTGCACTGTCATAATCTAACCCTGCTCCAGTCAATGCAACTACATCCTCCACTTCCATACCAAGCTCTTTCCATCTTGTAATGTCTTCTATACCGGCAAGAGATATTTCCCAACCCTTCTCACTCCATAACTTTGCATCTTCTATCTCTGGAACTACATCCCTCCAAGCTTTTGCAATCTCAATGTCACTCGCAAAAGACATCCAATCTTCTATCTCTGCAACTCCATTAAATCCTGCATCCATCCACATCTTTATTGTCTCAAAATCTCCTATCTCACGCAACTCTTTTGCTTCTTCTGGCATTACTTCCAACATCTTCCACATACCCGCTTCTTCTGCTGTTGTAAACCCGGCAGCAAGCCATGCTTCTATCTCTTCTAATGTCTCAATTTTATACGCACGCCAGACAGCAACCTCTTCTACTGATAACTCTTCGTTCACAACTCTTTTTAAACCTTCAAACAATTTAAGTTTCATTTTCATCTTAGTCCTCCGTTTCTATTTTTAATAACATACACATAAGCTATACTACACTCACATGCACTTTTTCTGTTTCAATATCATCATTCCCTAACATAAAATCCACCCTCTTCGCTATAGGCAACAACAACTTGCCTATCTTCTCCTTATCTAAACTCACTTTCATAAAGGCAAATACCCTCTTAATTGCAAGCTCATACCTCAATACAATCTTGTCACCGTGCATCTCTGGCTTCATATCACTCAATGAACACCCATAACTATAATACTCATGCGAACTACCGCAGGCTCCCCGCAGAATATTCCCTATCGCTACATGCCCCTTTGTCTTCATTTCTTCCAAATCTATTTCACCTTCTATCCCTGAAATTACAATCTCAAACACCATACTCATATGACCCCCTTTACCTCTACCGTAAATTTGTATGCGTCTTCCACTACTACATCCATCCCATACATCACCCACAAAGTGCACTGCGGAAATACTACCCTAAAAAATACATAAGACTTACTATTCATACTCTTTGATACTACCATCTGAAACTCTTCAACCATCTTCCTCCAATACTCCTGTATACTTGCACTTACACCCAAGTCCAAAAGTATCTGCCACACTTCCCCAAATCCAGCTACCACCGTCTCCCAGGGCACTACTGTCTCCCCGTCATATCCCAGGGCTCTTGTCCTCTCTTGTAATACTCCTACATCAACCTCATCGTCACAAACTATTTCACGCAATGTCACATCTGTAATACCCTGAACAACCTCCTCCACCAAACTATGCACATTCTTTACTTTCAATATGCCTAATTCCATATTTAATAGCTCTCTCTGCAATAACTTCACTGACTCTTGCACCGCTGAATAGGCATAACTACCTTTCTGCTCCCCTTCTATTATTATATGCGTAATAAAACTACTCAAATTCTTTAAATACGCCCACTTCTCTGTTTCACTTTCTATCTCCATGCTTTCATCTATCCTATTCAAATTCTTCCAAAATGCTTTGTCCTTACAACTCTCTGTAAACCCCTGCATAACTACCTCGCGTCTTTCGCTGGCTTGCTCTTCTCCTGCAATGCCTGCCTTCGCTACCTTGTTTGCATATCCTTCATACATTCCAATAACATAATCAACAAAAAACTTAAACTCCTCCATCGTTATGACAGAATCATCTGACAAACAAAACTGTACCACATCCTTTATCAATTGAATAACCCCCGCACCATCAACCCTATACTCATCTGTCGTGTTCGTCATAAGTGTCTGCACATTGTCAATAACGCCATAAAAGAACTTCAACGCATCATACGTCGTTCCCAATGCTCCAGTCAATCCCTGACGCCTGTATGTCCCCCATGGCCTGTAATACTTCTTAAATACTTCAGTCTTCTTCAGACTTATTAAATAATTTTGCATCTGCAACATTTCCATCCTTGTCCTCCTTCTTTTCATATGTCTTCATATCATAAAAACGTATCGCTCTATACCCTAATAAACACCCCAAACATACACCAACAAATGTCACAACAAATCCCGCAATAAAATCCATTATTGCATTCATTTTTTCTTCTCCTTCTCTGTCTCTACCTGCTTTGCTAACTCCTTCTCTAACACTGCTTCTATCTTCTCATATACATTTTTCTGCTCCCCTGTAGCCTTTGGCAATATCTGCCTCGTGTCCGCAAAAGGCTGCTCCACTAATGCTCTACGCTCTTCTTTTATAAGTACACTCTCGAATGCTTTAACTACTTCTGACTCCTGCACTTTCTTTGTACGTACTAATGACTCTAATGTCTCTTCCTTGCCCTCTTCTGGCACTCGCACCACTAACTTACTATAATCAATCCCTGTATCTTGCAATAATTCCTGAAATACCATCTCTATAAACTTCTCCTTGTCATACTCAACACCAAGATTCTGCAGCAAAGCTTGTACCTTCTCAACACTGTCCAAAGCACTATTTAATACATTTTTCCTTTCTTCCTCCTCTGCAGTACTACAAAAATCCATGACAATCTCAAAATCGTCCTCGTTAAACTTTATACCCTTCCAGGCCAAATGTATCATTACAAGTCTCTTCAATGATACTACTATAGCACGAAACAACCTCTTCACTGTCCTCGCATACCTTATATCCATCCTTAACAATGCACTCTGTCCTATACCTCCAGGCAAGTCCCCCTCATATCCAAGAAACGCTTTCGGCGTCTTTAATCCTGCAAACAACATGTCTCTCCAATACTCCAAGTCCACTATACCCTTTATGTCAACATCCTGTGTTAAATCATCTACCTTCAAATCAAACCTGCCGTCGTCTGGCACTGGCAAAAATATGTCTTGCGCAAACTGCAACGGTGCGTATAACGATGCATAATCTCCATCCTCCCCTGTACCACTCTTTACTTTCATTGATTCATCTTCTTGAAACAAACTCCGCACTTGCTTGATTATCTCCGGCCACTTCTTTGGCTCTGTCTTCCCAACAGGCGTCTTTATTACTCGCTGCAACCCTGCTCTCGCCACTCTTGCTAATCCCAAACTCAATTCACCTATATGCAATATCTTGTACACATACCGTGGCGCCTCTATTAAACTCATACCGTACTTCGTCGTCATTCTATACTTGTTATCTCCATCTATATTCCTAAACAAACTACTCTGCCTCAATAACCTACTACGCTTCTGTGTTCCTGAAATCCTAAAATGCACAAAGTCCCATGGCTTCATCAATACTTCAGCATTATGCCTGTTCATCGTCTCTCCTGCAAACCTGAACCCCATCAATAACCCGTTTATGTCAAACCGCTCAACATCTCCAGGATATAAGTCATCCCCCACAGCATATATACCTCTCTGTTCGTCCGCATATATCTGCAAAAAGAAGTCACCATACTGTGCAGTTAAAAATGCCCAGTCCCATAAATTATCATTCAATTGCAATCTCATAAATAACTCTTCTACTTCTTCCTTAATCTCTTTCTTACTCGTGTCTACCCATGCTACTGCCTTCTTCGCTTTTGAATACTGAACAGAATCATCACTCATCAACTCTAATGCTCCTGCTACCCTCGGGTCTTCTACCATCTTGTCATAATCCCTGTACCGCATCTCCCTGTCCTGCTGCAATTCAACAGCTTTTAAAAAATACCCCGACATGCCTGTACTCTGCGCTAACACATCTGATATTCTATCATAATCTACTTCCTTACTCTTAATAGGACTCTCTTTCGTATTCCCTCCCCCAAACATTGTCGCTAATCGATTCAAAACTTTATTTGCCATAATACTCTCCTTATACTAAATGCTTTCCCAATCCAAAATTGTTCTCAACTGTCCTTTCAGCTGGGTCAACTACCCTACCCCGTACATCTTTCACTTCTACAATCTTATCAACATCTTGGTAATCACTTACATACCATAATGCTTCTTTTTGTTTCTCTTTCATTGTATCCTCTATCGCTGCTGCATACTCCGACATCGTAGCATGCACATCAAAAGAACTCAAATCAGCAATCACAGTATGCACTACACCCGCCAATGCATCACTAACATCCTTCGTACCTGTGTCCGTATGGTCAACTTTGTGCTTCAACCTATCATGCTCCAACTCGGATAACTCTTGCACTACCAACGAATACTCCGGCATCAAAAATCTGTCTTCCAATATAGCATTCTTTACCTGTACATACGCCTCATCTGTCTTGTCTACGGACACCAGCTCACACTGATATCCCGCTTTTGTTAACAACTGCAACATGTCCCTACTTTGAAATCCATCTGCCGTTATCTTCCATATCTTTACCCCACGACTCGTTAAATAACTTATAAATTCTCTCACCTTCCATAATGGTATCTCTGACCCAGCCCTCGCTTTTATCCTCACAAATATATCCACCCTTACTATGTCGTCACTGCTCTTGTACTCCGTACCCTCCATTGATATTCTTGACACATCTTTCTTCCCTGGAGTATGCCCCATACACAAACCCAGAGCATCTCCAGTCAATCCTGTGTCTATATGTATCACTCTCATAATCTGACTATCCTTTAATTCTCCCTCGTTCCCAAATAACCGCTCTGTCTCCACATAATCCGCTATTGATTCATTACTCTCCAACCCCATAACTATAGTCTCTACTTTCATTGGATTCTGCTTACGACTACCATCATCTTTCTTCTCTATTGCATCTACTATCTTGTCCTTATTTGCTATTAACTTGTTACTCCGTGAACTACTCACAGATACTCCTAATATGTCCCTTATCGCTCCGTCAAGGTCAACATCAAAACTACGTCTATACTCCACAGGTACTTCAAACAATCTAAATCCCCGCTCTCGTAATAACTCCTTATCTTCTCCCCTCAATACAAAACTATCATGATACTTATCCCCTACCGCAACATCAAAAACCAATCCAGAATATGTTGTCATCGGCTTTACCTTGTATACTGGGTCATCAAATATTGCTACATGCGTGTCCTTCCTCACTGTCGCTACATACTGCTCCAAAAATGCATGCTCTTCCTTCGCTGAACTTATCATCCACAATGGAAATGGCACCTTCCCTAATTTCATAAACCTTGATTCTATCCTTCTACTAATACTCCTATATACCTCTAAAGCTTTACTCGGTGCTATCGTCTTCGCCTTTACCATCCCACTTGTCGTAAACTTTGTCAATTCACTTATCTCATCCAAACAATTATGCGCTACTAACCCGTTACCCAATACAAACAAATGACTCAACGTCTCCTTTACATCATACACATCTCCCCTACGCAAAAACTTAATACCCTTTATTTTACTCTTACTCAACTTCACATGTCACCTCGGATATGTCAACTCCCTGTGTCTTCAACCACTGTCTCCCAAAAAATAACCCCTTACCTTTGTTCCATTCAAAATTCTGACTATACGCATATTCCTTGTCTTGTCTATATAGTGTCCTCTCTATTCCACCCCACAATGCCCAATGCCCACTATTATTTGTTATATTGATATGCAATAAACTATCGCAACCCCATACCGCATCTTTAAACCGCTGCATCTCCTTACGCCGTGTAAACTCAAAAATACTTGTCACTCCATCCTTACTCTCTGTCAATATATCACTCCATACACCTATTTCCCTACACAACTCTGCAAGACTCACAGCAGTCATCCCAACAGCATTGAAAACATTCCGCACTAAACTACTTGACAATAACTTATTCTCTATTGCAATCTGCAACTCGTCTTGCACAAATATAACACTGCTACTAAATTTTGCTTCTTCTTTAATCATCTTCTCACCTCAGCCCCTGCTTTACGCAACTCTGTCTTCCACTGCCTGCCATCCCACTTGTATAACGCCCGCACCGTCGTCACAATCATCTTTGAAATCTTTATCTCTAATAAAATACTAACCCAAATGTTCCACTTGTCTTCCAAATCCACTATCTTATACTCCACCTTTCCAGTATATTCTGCATTTCCATACCCACCACTGTCTTCTCCGTCTAACACACTTTCAACTTCATACGTGTCACCCCTGACACGAAACGTACCCTTTCGTGCAACTTCATCGCTGACATCATCAGTGTCTTTGTCCATAAGCATATAAACAAAGGTCAAAAACCTGTCAGCATTGCGCAGCTTGCCTAAAACACCCTCCAGCTCTGTGTATCTCGCTTGTGATATACTCTCCAACATCCTGCGTAAACAATTCATACTAAACTCCTTTCTCCTTCATATGTAAAATACCCCTATACCTCTACCCATGTACTCCCCTTTAACTCCAAGTCTAATACATATCTCTCAGCATTCACTGTACACTTCCAAATAAGCCCTTCGCGAATATCTATCACAATACTACCCATAAGCCCAGCAAAAGAGTACTCCTCTCTCTTCTTGACCGGAGCATTCGTCTTTCTCCACCCCTCCTCTGTACTCAAAGCAGCGTCAACAATCTCCTGTGTATTCTTCTTTATTGTTTTCTGCACAACTGCCCGGAGTATTGCATCATCTATTTTCCGCCACATCGCCTTTTGTAACTCATTCACATCTTTCAAAAATACACCGGCTGCCTCTTCTGCGTCCATATCTTCTACTCTCTCATTTACTACCCTACTATTTGACACAACTATCATATCCCCATCGTCCAAACGAACAACTGTCTCTTTGTTCCAATCTATAGGCTTGTACACTCCATCTATGTCAACTGGCACACCTCTACCATCTACCCTTACCTCACGCCTTGTCACTTCTACTCCTGCTTTCCCTGTCGATACGCCGCCGCCCCTAATCACTACGCGTCTTCCTCCTAAAATTACTCTCTCAAACAAATTCTTTTTCATACTCGCTCCTTATCGTATTATTCTTCTTACTATCATCACAGGTACTTCCTTCTCCCCTCTCTTTACTGCAACTATTGCTCTGTGTCTCCCTTCTTGCCCCCTAAACTTGCCATTTTCCGCATACTCCAAGACCAACATTGGTACTTTGTGCCCTCCAGCCAAATTTTCTTGTATTCTTGCTATCTTCAACTCAGACTTCCCCTGAATAAGAGTCGACATCGACACCCCAAACTACCCTGCGCACATGCTACCAAATACTCTTTTGGTCCCATCCACTCTATACGAAACACCATACCCTTTGTCTGTGCAAAATACTCCGGCTTCTCTAACATATTATCGTATATAGGCATCCCTGTCATATCTGTTCTAAACATCCCGGAACTCTTCTCATTTAATACCTTCTCAAATAATGCCCTTCTCATGGCATCCTCCTGTTATCAAAACTATCCCAATTACTCAAAACAGTGTCCTCATTCAATTCCTCTGCATCTATGTTCACTCTCACTATACTCTCTGTCTCTATATCTATATCCATCAATGCTTTCTCTTTTAACTCCCCTGTCGTAGTCTCAACCAAAAATCTCTGGTCCATCGTACACCTCATAACTATACCATCCTCCAGCTCCACCTCATATATGTCTTCTTCCTTCTTTGTCAACACTATTTCGGCATTCTCAATATAAACACTCTTGTTTACTGGCAAGTACCCCAACAAAGAAACACCACCGCATTCATAGGCTTCCCCAAAGGTCACTTTCCCTCCACTCGCTGTCATTATTGTCTCTTCTGGTGCAAAACAACCGCTTATCACATTCTTGCCAAGAGTACCGTCACCTAACACAAACTTTGACCCTAATGCAATATGCACATTCTTCTTCGGAAACTCTATACGCTTGTAATCCCTACCCCTGACTTCTCCCCTTGCACTAAACCACGGACTCTTCATCATACCTTCCATCAACATGGCAAAACTACTGTCCTGAACAAAATCAATTGTCAAACTAAAAAATACAAAAAATATAGGACTTGACGACATCAAAGCATAAAACTCTTGCGGATTACGCAAACACAATAACCTATAGAAACAATATGCTATTCCCAAAACTGCCGTACTCGTCTTTCCACTTCCTATTGGTCCAGTCAGCACTACTTCACTACAATAACTTTCCTCACTAAACACCCTCGACAATGCATCCTTCCAATATGGATATACCCCGCGCCCTCGGTCTGTCACATTACCAAAATACTGTGGCTCAGATAAAAACTCCTCTATGCTTACTGGTATTTCCTCATAGTCTTCTGTATACACCCGCTCTAACACACTAAAATCACCTGACTCCATTTTAGCAAAAATCTCTTTTGCTGCTTCGTACTCGTCAGGTGACAATTCTAAATTTGATTCTTTCATCACTTTATTTAATATATCTTCATTCATAAATCACTTCTTTCAATTAACATACAAGGCCTCTACTTCCCACCTCCCATGACCCTACGCTCAACCTTCCCTACTACACTCTCTGCTCTCTTTTCTCTTACTCTCAATGTACGCTCTTACTTAACTATCGTTCACTATCTCCTTTTGCTAACACTATTACTGCTCTTGCCATATGCTCCAGCTCATCCACAATGTCTCCTAACACGTTGCGCTGTTCTATACTGAATGTACCTACTAACTGCAATATCCTTTCCGCTTCCTTTATATACATTGCTTCCGCCTTTCTCCGCATCTTTATTACTTCAGGGTCTTCTCCCCTTACTGAATGTATCGCTAACAACACAGCATCCACTTCCTTATTACATATATCTTCATCTTTCTCCGTAATCGCTGTATTATGCCAATGCGTTCTTTCCCCCCTACTACTCTGAACACACATTAACCCATTATCATAATACTTCACATCTATTCTCATGTCTTCTCTATACTTACTCATTTCTTACTCTCCTTTCATCCTTTTCTCCCACTTGCAAATAACACTCTCAATATCGTAATCACAATAACTACTGCAAATATCACACCCCAGGACATGTCAGGCAACACCTTGTCAAACACTTCTAAAGCTATAAACTGCACACAATGCCACCCTACCCATGTCATAGCCACAACTACTAATCCACTTAATATTGATATAAATATCGCTCCCGCTATTATTACTAACATCCTTCTTCCTCCCTTCTTTTCCTCTTCTTCCCTTTCCCCCGCTCTACTAATTCATTGTACCTCTCCGTCTTCCTGTCATAATCCTTCTTGTTCTTATAATAACCCTGGACAAGCTCATACTCCAAAACAAGCAACTCGTCATACTCCTCCTCTGTTCCTTTCCACCTCTGCCGTGAATCTGAATTTTTTACCACATCTAAATGCTTCTCATGCTCTATCATTTCCTTCAATATCTTCCGCACTCTTACCTGTGGTCCATGCACGGCTGGTATCCCCACATATGCATATATGTTTTCGCCTTCCTTCATGTTACGTATATTCTCCATATCTAAAGGTTCTAATACTATGATTACTATGTCTTCAGGTCTGGACACTATCCTCTTTATCTTACCGTTCGACATCTTCTTATTTATTACTACTTTCATATTTCCTCCTATTCAAGTTCTATATTTATTGCCCAACTGCAATTACTACAATCTTCTTCTCTGTCACTTGCCTCTCGGCTTCACTACTACTTTTTAAAGTCTCCCCGTAATCTCTCTGCATTACACTCAATACAAATTCTTTTTATCGGCCTTCCCATTCTGTTTCTATCAGGAACAGCTGCTTCTCTTTTACCACATATCTCACATAACTTTTTCATTTGCTCTTCTCCTTTATATCATTTTCTTCTATAACAAACATGCGCTGAACAGCATCTCTGTAAAACTCTGCTGCTGCGTATGCCTTGTTATATTCTTTATCTATATACTTCATAGCATATCTACGTACTACTTCAAATGATTCCGACACATCTGTGCATTCATCTAACCTATTCAATTTCATTTTAATTGTTCTTTTTAATGCTCCAGTCTTGTATGTATATGTCTTTGCTGTTATTGTTTGTATCTCTATCTTTTCAATTGTGCAACTTGTATGATTGAATCTATATGCTTTCATATAGCCTTCCCGCCATGCCGATACTCTCTTTTCTTATTAAACTCATGTTTCTCTACAATCATACTGGCAAGGTCTATCCCGTACCTCTCACTTATGTCCATCACACGTATCACTACGTCAGCAAGCTCGCTCGGCACTCCTTCTGGCTTCTTTTCTTCTCCACTATAATATGTCTTTCCTATACTGTCTCCAACCTCACGGTACGCCTCCAACGCTTCGCTTAGCTCTGAATGCACTAAAGCAATTAACTCCCCAAACTTACGCGGAAACTTCCACCAACCGTGCTTCTTTGCATTCTCATGTACTTCTTTTTGCATACCAGTAAAACTACTAATAAACCCATCCTCGGCTATTCTATCCATGTTTTCCTCCTATTCATTGTCGATTTTATACGAAAACTCGATACTTATCAATTCAATATCACATGCTTTTTCTTTCGCAACCTGCTTCTTCAATCTTTCAGCTATCTGCCGTAATGTCATATCTACCATGTCTTCTATTACACTCGCCTGAACTGCTCCGAACGGCATTATTGATGCACTCCCCACTTCCCCAAACTTAAAAGTAATACTCATACCTTCCCCCTACTGACTAACTCAGCAAACTCAGCAATACTTGCCCGTTGCTCTTGCCCGGGGCGTCTACTCTCTTGTATCCGATTACTACGCTGCTCAGCTGTTTCTATCCGCTCTCCTCTTGCTTTACGCCGTGCACGCTCCTCATTCAGCATTCTTCTACGCTTTTCCTTGTTCTTTGCCATCTTCTTCCTCCTTGTTTACAAGCACAAGTGTCTTCAACCTCTCTCCCAGCGCCACTCTTTCTGCATCCTTCGACTGCAATAGTATATCAATTACTCTCAACAAGTGTGTTTCAGCGGTTATTACTCTACTTGCCTTTGCCATAATCTCTCCTTCGTATATTATACACAAGTGTCTCAATCATGTCATTCAAAAATGTCTCTTCAGCAAGCCTAAACACATCCGCCTCCTCCTCCTGCAATGCTATTGCAGCTACCCAGCACTCCCATTCATTCCGTAACAATTTAATAAACTCCTTGTCATTCCCTCTCTTCTTATACAATGCAAGCATCTCCTTCTTTCTACTTATCAACGGTATCACTACATAATACCTAATACCCGCCGCCTTTAACGCTCTACGCACTTCCAGATGCGATGACACAAAAATTATGTCTACCTTCCCCATGTTCTTTTTTATATGCTTAATATAATTCTCCGGAAACTTCCCATTTCGTACTTTCTCCCCCTTTGCATGCCTCCATGAATACTTACTCGAATCACTGTCAAGTGTCACAAACTTCTTGTTCTTTTTGCACTCATTATGACAATAACTCTTTCCCATACCCGGAAACGCAGAAAACACAATCGTCTTCTTTTCCATCACTCCTCCTCTGCTTGTGCTTCTTTCATCCACTTTGCTACTTGGTCACGTATTCTATTCTCCTTTATTTTCTCCCTAATAGTAAGCAAAGACACCATCAACCATGACCTTAACTTTATTGCATCGCCGTCCATAAATTTCTCTAACTCCTCAATACATTCAGAGAAATGCACCTTCTCGTTTATCACAATTTTTCCTATCTTTTCATGTATTACATCAAACCGCTCGCTTGTAACTCCGCATGCTGTCAATATGTCTGCTGTTTCATGCTTGTACTCTGGCTTATCTGCCCTTGCTAACTCACTACGCAAAAATGTCATTATTGCGCGCAACTGCCCTTCCTTATCCTGAATCATCTCCAAGTTTATTCTAATACCCTCAGTCAAGGCACTGCCTTCTTGCTCCATCCACTCTTCTATTGATTTCATATTTTCTCCTTTTATACAATAAACCACAAGCGCTACTCCTATTCTTGCAATACTTTTTTTTCACCTATGCTTCAACCTCTTGCATTGTCGTGTACCCTCCTGTTATACAGTTAACGCCTAACTCATACTCCTCCTCGCTTTTGCTCTTCTCAATATCTCGCCATCTCGTTTATACTTCAAACAAAAATCCTCGTAGCAATCCTTCGCTGCCATCGACCACCCTGGACTGTACTCCTCACTATTTCCATCCGCACTCACCAAGATATAAAATATCTCCTTTTTCAAGACATCCACTGCTTTTTGCAATCTCTTCAACTTTCTGTGCGCATTATACCAAATCGGCTCTTTATAATGCTCCTCTACTTCTGACGTATCCCACCAATCATAAAGAGCTTCCAGCTTCTTTTCAGCAATACAATATGCTTTCCATGCTCTCTCCATCTCTGCTACTTTCATATTTCTCTCTTCATCAGACATCTGCCTACCATGTTTATATCTATTCATTCTTTCAACAAACTCCGTAGGCAACTGCATCGCAAATCTTTCCCCATTATCTTCATTCATAATTACTCCTTTCTTTACATCTACCTTTACTCCTTCTCACAAAGACTTTTCCACCCACTGACAACTGTTCTTCCTGTACACTTGGTCTATGTATAAAGTCACCTATCAACTCCTGTGCAAAAACCCCGAACTTTTCTCGTATATATGTACTACAACTCACATCTGCTGGCGAATGCAAAAACGTTAGGTCAAACTTCACAATATCAAACCCTGTCAGTGGATTCAACCAAGGCAATAACGGTGTCTTAAATATTTTTTCAAATTGCTGCCTATCTACTTGTGTGAACCTCGCTCCTGTATATGAAATAAAATCCGCCATCTTACTTTCCTCCTCTATGTTATATAATCAAACCTATCACTTTCTTCTTACTTCTTGCATACTCCATTACACTTTTAGACGTGACCCCTTGGTCGTTACTCGCGGCAACAAAGCAATCTTCCTTTCTTAATAATACCCAAGCATGCTTTTTCTTTTTCATTCTCTCTAATAAAACAATACATGCCTCATCTCTCTCCTCATTTGTATCAAATTCATGCGCATCATAATCATTCTTGTGCAAAAACACAAAAACCTCTTTCGTCACTACACCCGTTTTCTCTGTACCTCCTATCTTTAAAACATCTGCTACTCGCTTTTTTACCTGCTTTGGCAATGTATTACATTGCACTATAAGTATCTTTTCTAACAATACAAAAGTAAATATCATTTCATCCTCCTTATTTTTGCATTTCCCCAAACAAGCACCATAAAACATACTACCACTATTATCACAAAAAATACAGCTCCTACAACAAAAACTCCTGTACTATCTAACATCCCTCTCCTCCCATTTATTACAAAAATCACTCCCGCGCTTCTTTTTCTTTCTGTCAAAACAATACACGTATTCCAATTCGTACTCCTCCGTCGTTCGCCTTAATCCTCCTATCGCAGCAGCAAGCAAAATAGGCATAAATGACAATCCAGGTCTATCCGATGCTTCCGCACGTTCCTTCCTGGAGTCAAGCTGAACAATTTCATTCACATCTAATTGCTCAGGCTTGCTCCATTTACAATTATTACAACCATGGCATTCATTCATACTCTTCCTCCTTCACTTGTAATGTATAAACCCCTGGATACTTCAACCACAACTCCAGCAATCCTGCTGCCTCACTGCCCTGCTTATCCAAATCCCACATCATCTGCTCTTTTTCATCCCACGCATATATATGCATCCGCGTCTTCCGCACCTTCTTCTTTTCTCCTTCTTCTTTCTCCACAAGTAACATCAATATATCCTCTGCTGACAGCTTGCTTTTCAATATTGTCTCAATGTCAGCTA